GCGAAACCGCCCATGTTCTACTCGCTTTCCTCCGCGACCGCGGAGCCGACAATTTGGTAAAGACTTTGCTGCGCCGGTGGCCCTGGTTCGCCAGGGCCGCCGGATTGAGATTTGCTTACAGGACCGAAGGCAGAACGAAGAGCACGAACTCGTCGCCCTGGGCCGCGGCTGCAGACTTGGCATAGCCGGCGATATTCTCGCCGCCGCCCGCAGTGCCCGTGACGACGATGAACTGACCCGTCGCAGTGACCTTGACGTAGGCGCCGACCGTGATGGCCGCGCCCGCGATGGCGATGGCGTCGCCCAGCTCGACCACGCTGATCGGATCGCCGGCCGCAACCGAAGGCTCTTCCTGCACGCCGAGGATCTGCACGCCCGCGCCCGCCGCGGTGCCGCGGTAGCCGTCACCGGAACCGCCGAGGACCACGCCGAGGCCGCGGCCCTGGTTGGCTGCCTGCGCCTGGAAGGTATCCTTGAAATTCTTATTGAGTGTCCGCGTTGCGACTGATGCCATGATTCACTCCTCTTTCAGAAACTTCGAAACTTAGCTGCCGGAGGCTTCGCTTACTCCGCTCCGGCCCGGAGCCCTGCTCTCGTTTGGGTTGTCTCTAGACCTGGCCGACAGCCGCGCCGCCGGGGACCGTCAGTTCGGGATGATCCTGTGCGACCTTGAAGACGGCCGTGTTGTAATCGACCTTGTTCTCGTCGGCGAACTTCGCGGCGGCCTCATGCAGCCGCACAGAGTTGCCATCGACGCCGGCGCGCCCAGCGTTCACGCCCTTCATGCCGTCCTTGGCAGCGCCAGGCTGCTGGCCGTTGTAGGTTGTGCCTGGGGGAACGATGGGGCTGCCCGTCTCCATGAACTTGACCAGGAGATCGATGGGCGCAACCTGCTTCTTCTCAGAACCCTCTTCAAACTCGACCGTGGTGGTCATCGACGCCAGCGCCGCAAACACCAGCGGCAGGCCGGCCTTCTCCATCGCCGGCACCCAGCGCCCCTTCGCCTTGAGCGCAGAGACGGCAGCGTCGCTGCGGTTCTTCTGCTCAATGGTGACGAGGGAAGTTTCGCGCGCAGCGAACTTGACTTCCGCAGCATCGAGCTTCGCCTGGACGGGCGCGACGGCTGCCGCAGCGGCCTCGGTTGCGATCCGCTTCACATCGTCTGCGCTGAACGTCGCCGTTGCAGCCGCCGATGGCTTGCTCCCGAAGAGCTCGCTGAAGTATGCCTTGATCGCCGCCCCAATGCTCTCGTTTGTAACCGCTGTTTCCGTCATTGCTTTCTCCTCGAATTCGACCTGCACTGCGCCGCTATCGCTTGCGAACTGGATATCCGCCAGACCTTTGACCGCCGGAGCCTTCGCGCCCAGGAAGGCGACATGCTGAAGGTTCCAACCGGAATCACGCTTGACCAGGCCGATGCTGCGCTTGGGAAACAGCCGTTGCTCGACCATGTCCTCAAATACCGGCTGCACGTCCTTCATCTTGCCCAGGAGCGTGTTGCCATCGCGCTTCACCGATTCAAGCCACGCCCAGGCCGGAGAGGTTCCTTCCGGGTGTCCGATTGTGGCCGGCGCCTCTTCAAACGCTGGATTGGTGCGCTGGTAGTTAGCCACCACCTGGTCCAGGTCCTGCGTGGTGAACTCGCCTTGCGGGTATTTGCCCGCGCGAAAGAGTTCGATCCACTGGTTGGCAAGCTTGCTCACAGATCGCATACTAGTTCCGCCCTCACCATGTACTGTTTCGAGTTGCGCTGCCGCGCAAGCTTGGCGCGCTAAGCCGCAATTGGAAACACCTTCAGGAACCCCGGCGTTGGCACCAGCGCCATCGCCAATGCAGGCAAACGCAGCATGCCTGGCTCATCTGCCGGGTAGCCCTCCGGCACTTCCTTCGCCAGCAGCAGAATGCGCATGCAGCGGCAGTTGAAGCCGTTGGGCGGATAGATTTTGTTCCACACCGGGTCCGTAAGCCGCGCGATAAAGCCATCGATCACTGCATGCTCCGGCCGCACACGATCGTCGCCGACGGTAAGGTATTGGCCGTAGGGCAGCGCCGCCATCACCTCTGGCTGCTGCTGCTGCTCATAGCGGCCCAGGCTGTAGGCCTTCTGCATGTTGGTGGTGAAGACGGTATCGAGCGTGAAGGCCGCGATCTGTTCGACGCCGGCGTCGCTGGTCAGCTTGCGCGCTGCGGCTTCGAAGTCGTCGCGCGTGCCACCCTTGGCCATCACATCGGCCAGCTGGTCGCGGATCTTCTGGATGAGCCGCTGATCGCTGACACCTGCCACAGTAAAGGCATCGCGCTTGTACTGCGCGGAGAGCCCGTCGAACGTGTCCTTAGTTACCGGCGTGAGCCCGCGCAGATAGTCCGCCGCGTTGTCCGCAGGCAGACTCAGTGAGAAGCCGGCGGAGAGGTCGGAATCATCATCCTCGGCGAATCGCGCGATGGAGCGCTGACCGCGGAAGCGCGAGCTCGTGGCGATCGGCACCACGATGCCGGTTTTGCGGTGGACTTCCTTCACCACCTGCGTGCGGCCCAGCAGATTCGCCGCGGCCATGTGATGGGCCAGCAGATCGCCCAGCTTCGCCTGGATCGCGTTGTCGCGTGGGAGCGCCATCAGGAATCCTCCCAGTCGGGGATCTCGACGGTCTGGCCGGCGAGCTTGTGGTGGCAGTCGCTCAGGAACTGAATACGACCATCGCGGACGAAGCTGTGACAGCGGTTGGCGGGCTCGTCTTTATTGCAGAAAATAGACGGAGAGAACGTGGGCGCATCCATTGATCCGTTCCACCCCCAGGTTGCGCCCTGGGAGTTGCGGCGGCCGTTGACCGTTACCGCATGCGAATAACCACATCCAGGGCAAAGGAACTGGAAGTAGTTCTCTGCGACTTGACCGAGCTTCGCCACCTATACCAACCCCGAATTCTCGACCGCGCGATCGAATGCCGCGGCGTTGACTGGATCCGCGAGCGCTGACATTGCGGCCGCGTCCTCGATGCGCTCGGAATGGAAGAGCGGAGACTCCACCATGGACTCACAATCCGCCCACCTGCATGGCTCGCCGGCCTGAGCCGCGCAGTTCAATCTGGAGACGGAGTCTGTGTGCCGGCAGGCAATCTCAATCGGCTTCATAGCTCCCCCGTCATCGCGAGATCGCAGAACGAAAGAATCACTTCAGTGCTGTTGTGAACGCCGCTCCACTCGCCTTCGAAGTCGGGCCCGGCGAGCCGGTCGGCCGAATGAAAAGAGCACTGGCCAGTTGGCAGTTCGACGTATAGCACCTGCTCGAAGCCAGGCGTGTTTGGGTCATGCTTCCAACCCCAGCGATATGGGCCTACGCGAGCACCGAGGATCCGGCATATCTCCGACAGCGACCAGTTCTTTACGTCGTAAGCTGCGCTCCTGAATCGTCGCCCGCGATACTGCTTCGCAGCTGTGCTCCGCTTCTGCGCGCGAAACAATGCAACGCCGAGCTGACCATCGACGCCCTTGCTGTTCAGCAGCTCGTAGTAGGCCTTAGTGACGTCGCCGACGTTCTGCCGAAATATCTCCCATGCGCTCGCAGGCCGGCTCACTGAGACCCTCCAGGTGCGAGTGCATCGGCTACTTCCTTCACCCGTTCTTTGTAGTAATCCTTCGACTCGTCCTGCAGCTGCGCCGTCAGGAGATCCAGCGCGGCCATCTCCGCATGCGCCTGTGTGACGGTGGCGCGCTCGGCGAAGGTTGCCGTCGCCGTCTCGCGGATGTTCTCCACCGGCGCAACGTTCGCGGGCTTCGTGATGACAGGCTCGCTGCCCTCGGGCGCCGGAATGCCGAAGCGCTCCTGCACGTAGCCGACGGGGATCTGCACGCCCAGCTCGTAGACGCCGGTGACGATGCCGAGCTGCTCGGTGAGGTCTTCCTTCTCCTCGATGTCATACGCGAACTTCGGCATGGGCGCGTCCGGGCCAAAGTTCCACAGCACCAGCGGCCGGATCAGCTGCCGGTTGAGGATGCTCATTACACCCTTGCACAGGCCCACAGTGCGGCTCTCCATGGTGTCCGCATGCACTTCGCCCAATGCCTGGGTGCCCTTGCCGGATTCGCCGCCGAAGCTGGTCAGCGTCTCGCCCAGGATGCGGCGCACGATGTCGAGCTGCTGCGCCTGGAAAAACTTCTGGTAGACGTCGGGATTCAAGGCGTGCGCGATGGTCAGCAGCTCCTTGTCGTATTCAAAGTTCGAGGGTACGGCGACGGCCACCTGCTCGATCAGCGCCTGCGCAATCTCCGCAGCTTTCTGAGCGTCGGCCGCATTGTCGGCGTCGGTATAGCGAACCACGGCCGTGCCTGGCCCCTTCTCCGCATACTGCGCCCACAGCCGCAGCATGTTGCGCTTGAACCAGCTGGGCCAGAACACAGACCGCAGCAGCGGCCGCCCCATGCGGTTGCGCGAGCGCATGCGGTAGCTGTAGATCAGGAACTTCTCTTCCGGAACCGGCGTGCCTTTGCCCGCGTAGGGGCTCTCCAGAAACTGCAGCGGCCCGATCTGCGGAGTATAGCGATCGTTGAAGAGGAAGAGCTCCTGCGGGCAATCGTTGATGTCGATCAGCTCCGCCTGGCCCTCGCTGGAATCGAAGATCATCTCCTGCACGCTGAAGCCATAGCCAGGCGCGTCCAGCATGTTATCGAGCACGTTGTCCAGGTTGGAGATGTGCGCGAGCTGGCCCTTGACGAACTCGGCCACCTCGACCGCTTTGGTGTCGTCCTTCTCGAATGGCTCGATGGTCCAGTTGCGTTCGAGCACGGAACTCTTCAGCGTGTCCAGCGCATTGGCGACGTCGACGTCTTTCTCCTCCAGCTCGCGGTAGAAGAGGATGGCCGAGCCATCGTCGCGCAGCATCGACGACCAGATGACGGAAGGATCCTTGACGCCGCCGAAGGCCAGCGTGTTGCGATAGAGCGCGAACTGCGTATTGATCAGCGCCGTGGTGGATACGATCTGGCCCGTCGGCGGCCTGGGTGGAACTACGTTTGCAGTCTCATCTGCCATCACATGTACCCTCTCGTCTGCGCCTGAATCGTTTTGATCTTGCTCTCCGTCAGGCCCAGCTCCAATCCGTTCGATCCGGCCGCATAACTCGCTAGGCCCATCGCCCAGAAGCGATCGGCGTGGGCGAAGCCCTTCTGCTTCTTCCCGCCGGCGACGCCCGTCTCGATGGTCACGCGCGGCGCGTCGAAGGTGACGCCACTCGCGGTCGGCATGCGCTTGATGGCCTGCAGCTCCGTGCGCAGGTCG